GGATTATTATTACAGATGTAACTGATTATATACATAAAAATTTTTCTGTTCCACGTCCTAATTCTGCAAATGGTACTAGACATAATAATTCTTTAATTAGACTTGGACTCATAAAGTTAAGCATGAGTACAGAAGATGCTAGAGTTAAAAATATAAGTTTAACATCACTAGGCGAAAAGTTTAAAAAACTATTTATTGAGAAACAATGAGTAAAGGTTACAGACAACACGATAATAAATATAGAGTTGACATATCTGTGCGAGGCCAGAGGTTTACTAAAATTGTAGATACTGAGGCTCAAGCAATACAGTTAGTTACATCTATGAGAGCAACTTTACAAAATGGAGTTCAATTACAAGCAAAAAGAGCAGTTAAAGAAATAAGTTTAAACGAGGCTTTTCATAATTGTTTTTATGATAAAGACTTTGACGATAAACCTTGGTGCAATAGCGAACATGGAAGAAAACAAAAATTTTATGCCATGAGTATGATAGCTTTTTTTGGTAGAAATAGATTATTAAGAACAATTAAATTAGACGACTGGAGAAACTATATATGTCAGTTTCCGGATACAGCTACAAGAAATAGAAGAGCCTCGTGTTTAACAAAAATATTTAGACATGCTTTATTTCAGAACAGAATAACAGCTAATGATGTTTTAAAGATACGAAGACAACGAGAGAACGTAGCAAGTAGAGCAAGTACGTTTTCAGTTGATGAAGAAAATAGTATGTTGTTAGCTTGTGAAAAGTTTGCTTACACAGATATGGCAGATATAATAATTTGTTTAATAGATACAGGCTGTAGAGTAGAGGAGTTATTATCATTAAAACCTATTGATTTAATTGTTACTGAAAGAAATAATAAAAAGTTATATTTTTTAAATGTAACAAGATTTAAAACAAATACTCAATCGTTAGTTGGAGTATCAAATAGAGTGCTTGAGATTATGTTAAAAAGAAAAAATCAAGCAAGATTATTTATGACTAATTATAAACAAATTTATCGAAAGTGGAATACAATTCGTTATTACTTAGGCCAATCTAATAATCCTAATTGGGTTATGCACGTCTGTAGACATACTTGTGCAAGTAGACTTGCTTCAAAAGGATGGGCTTTATCTGCTGTATGTGGATGGATGGGCTGGTCTCCTAACAGCCCTCAGTTAAAAAGATATTTGCATTGGTTTGCTGATGATGTAGCAAATATGGCAAATAGTCTTAACGTAAGAAATGCTCCAGAGTTAAAAGTTGTTTCTGGTAGTAATTCTAAGTAAAGGAGTGTGCGTGATTGTGCGTGAGTATGCACAATTACAAATGTGTTGTGCGGATGGTATATAAAAAGTATTGTTATTGTTAGTAGTTATAAAAGGATGGGTCTTAAAAACTACTTACGATAACTACCTATCCGTATATTGTTAACTAACGTAACTTAATAGTAGTTACATCAAGTATAATTTATTATGTGCTTGTGTATCTACTAAACTAACGCTAGCGTAGTAGTCGTCTGCACATTTGCACATCAAATATAAACATAACTAGAACACCAAGAGGTTGATATGCAATTTGATAAAAAGATATTAGAAAAACTAGGTATTACAAAAACTAATACTGATGTGCCTAAAACATTACACGAGTGTATTGAGCAAGAGAAAAAACTAGAGCTTGAAATGATACGTTCCGGAATAAATAGGTTTCATAAAACAATAAATAAAACAAAAGAAAAAATCAACAAAGACGGACACCCAAGAGAAACAAGTGAAAGCGTTACAATTTATGGCCAGCAACTAGCACAGTCTGGTTTAGAGCCAATGTGCATATCAATCAATGAGTATTTTATAAAAGCCTTTGATGGTCATGCAACTAAATATGCAAGTGAAGCAATCATACTTTCCAAATGTATTCCTACCAAAGATATAGATATTGAAAGCAATCATAAATCTTATTTAGATAGATGGAGTGCAATCAGTTTCATCACATTAAAGTCTGTACTCGATAGTGTAACTATTGGTTCCACACAGGCAAAAGCAATCGTAAAAATAAGTTCATCAATAGAAGATGAAGCAAGAGGTTTATACTTCAAAGAGCGTGATAGTAAAAACTATACGCAAACTGTTGACTGGTTAAAATCTAAAAACAATTACAGACATAAACGTAAAGTGTTTATGTATGCTATGAATAAACATGAGCTTGAGTTCAAAGGTTTTGATAAAGAAGATAAAATAAAATTAGGTAAATTATTATTAGAATTACTTGTTAAGCACACAGGATTTGTTCAGTTAATTAACAAAGTAAAGGGTAATAAAATGTATAAGCATGTTGAAGCAACACCTAAAACATTAGAGTGGATAGAGAATAAAAAGTTTCATAGTGAGATATTAAAACCTTTTAAATTACCAATGATTATTAGACCAAAGCGATGGGTCAATCCATATAGCGGTGGTTATTATATCAAAGAATTAAGACCAAAGAATTTAGAACATGCACTATAATTTAATTAAAAAAGCTTCACGAGCTTACTTAGAAGAAATATCTAACAGAATAAATCAAATGCCATTGGTCTATGAATGTATTAATTTAGTACAGGACACATCATTTAAAATTAATAATAAAGTTTTAGATGTAGCTAAAAGTATTTGGGATAAAGGTTTAACTGTTGGTAAGATACCGGCTAAATATAATTTAGATATACCACCAAAGCCTCACGATATAGCTGATAATAAAAAAGCAAGAATAGATTGGAGCAGACGTAAGAAAGCTATATGTGAATACAATGCCTCTTTAAATAGTCAGCGTATATTATTTGCAAAAGTTTTTGAAATAGCTTCAACATTTCAAAGTTATCCAAATATACATTTTCCATGTCAGTATGATTACAGATGGAGATTGTATTGTGTTCCTCAATTTTTTAATTATCAAAATGGAGATTTACCAAAAGCATTATTATTATTTACTAATGGTAAACAATTACAAAGTAATGAGGCACTAGCAAGTTTAGCTATACATGGCGCTAATTGTTATGGAGAAGTAGATAAGGATACTCTTACAAATAGAATAGAGTGGGTAGATAAAAATGAAAAACAAATAATAGATACAGCAAGAGACCCACATAACCATTATGAATTTTGGGGTTCATGTTCAGAGCCTTTTCAATTTCTTGCATTTTGTTTTGAATGGGAAGCTTTTGTAAAATTTGGTCGCACATCAGATTTTGTTACATATTTACCTTGTTATTCAGATTGCACTAATAGTGGACTACAAATATTTTCTGGACTACTTGCAGATGAAAGAGGAGCTAAGGCTACAAATCTTACACCAGAAGAAAAACCACAAGATGTTTATAAAGAAGTAGCAGAAGAGGTATTACGATTGTTAAAAGAACAGCCAGATAGTCAACTTAAAAATATGTGGATTGAGTATGGTATCAATAGATATACAACTAAAAAAGTTACTATGTGTGTAGTGTATGGTCTTACACAGTTTAGTTGTAGAAAATATATTGAGGAATACATAAAAGAAAATGAAGAGGATGGTGTACCTAATCCTTTCTCAACTGATAAAAACCCAAGAGAAGGCAAGCCAAAATTATTTGTAGCAACAGCTTACTTATCAAGGATAGTATGGAAAGCTTTAGATAATGTAATTGTTTCTGCAAAAGAAGCTATGAATTGGTTACAAAAAGTATCAAAGTTAGTTGCTGAAAATAATCTACCAATAACTTGGACAACACCTAACGGAGCAATAGTTCAAATGTATTGTCCAGTAATGAAAACAAAAAGAGTTAATACAAATATGGGAGAAAAAATATGGAGACCAAAATTAAATAAGTATGTGAGTGATATAAAAAAAACTACTATACAAATAGAGACTAATAAAATTGATGTTAGTAAAGTAGCTAATTCAATATCTCCATCTTTTGTTCATTCGTTAGATGGTGCAATATTACAATCAGCAATATGTAAAGCTTCTCAAAATGGGATTAAAAACTTTGCAACTATACATGATAGTTATGGAGTTCTTGCTACAGATATGAACATAATGAATGGCTGTGTTAAACAATCATTCTTTGAAATATTTAATAACAAAAATTTATTAGAGGATTTTTTAAATGAAATAAAACCACAAATATCAGAAGACAATCATAAACACATACCACCATTACCAAAAAAAAGAAACCTAGATTTATCTTTAGTTTTACAAAGTGACTATTTTTGTTCATAAATGTATTAGCTAGCGTACACAAAAGGACACTATAGATGACTAGAAACTTAACCAACAATAAACAATGGAGTTATAATGGAAAAAAGTAAGGCGTTTACTTCTCCTTTTGGGATAGCTTTATATCCATGGTTGTCTAAGGCTGATGTTAGATACAAGCCTGAAGGCGAATTTAAAGTTGATTTAGAAATATCTACAACTGATGCACAAGGAATGATTAAACAAATCAATTCCTTTATGGATAAAGCAGTCAAAGAGGCTGAGGAAAAGTTAAATAAAAAAGGAATAAAAAAATCAACACATATTCCTTATAAATCAGAACATGGAAAAACTGTTTTTAAATTTAAAATGAAAGCTAGTGGTAAAAACCAAAAAACTGGCGATAGTTTTAAACAACGTCCAGCACTATTTGACAATGAGTGCAATCCTATCAATCCAGATACTACAATCTGGGGAGGTAGCGTAGTAAGAATAAATTATATACCTCACACTTATTACACACCTGCGTTAGGTGCTGGAGTTACGTTGCGATTAAAAGCTGTTCAGGTCAAAGACCTTGTTGAGGGTAAATCTGAAACACAGTTTGACAAAGTTGATGGCAACAGTTCATTTAAAAATATGAAGACCAATGATATCGAAGAAGACTTGGCCAGCCAAGCCGACTTCTAAATTTAAGTCAAAGCTTGAGGAAGAGTTTGATGTTTTTCTTAAACAGAAAAAAATAAAAGCTGATTATGAAAGTATTAAAATTTCTTACCTCAAGCCTTCTAAAGCCAGTAAGTATACACCAGATTTTATTTGTCCGGTGGAAGATGTATATATTATTTTAGAAACTAAAGGACAGTTCTTAACATCAGATAGAAAGAAACATCTAATAGTCAAAGAACAACATCCTCAACTAGATATACGATTTGTTTTTTCCAATTCAAAAACAAAGATAGGAAAAAAAAGTTCTACTTCCTATGCAAAATGGTGTGAGCTTAAAGGTTTTAAATATCATTGTATTCAATCAACAAAAAAATTTTTACCTGATGAATGGGTAAATGAAATAGTGAGTAAACAAAATGCAAAGTAAAAATATTTTAGATAATTTTAAAAGACAACTTCGTGAAAAAGCAAAGAGACAAGAAAAGATTACAAATATTATTTATACAATAATAACTTTATCTTTATTAATTAGTTTCATTTACATCTTCTATAAACAAACATGTGTACCTTATTCTATTTTTTTATAATTAATAAATTATAAATTTCAAATTAATCATAGGCTCTTCTGCCAATTAAACATCAATAAAAAAAGTTGCTTACTAATATCAAATGCGAAAACAAACTAATTATATTATCATACATTGTAGTGCTACAAGACCATCACAAGATATAGGATTTAAAGAGATTAATCGTTGGCATATTGAAAGAGGTTTTCTTAATTGTGGTTATCATTTTATTATAAGACGTAACGGAATTATTGAAGATGGAAGAACAACGGATAGTGTTGGCGCACATACTCTTGGTAGAAACCATGACAGTATTGGTATCTGTATGGTAGGTGGAGTATCACAAGATAATATTAATATGTGGGAAAATAATTTTGAGCCAAAACAATGGGAAAGTCTTAAAACATTAATATACGAATTACACAATAAATATCCAAAGGCAGAAATCAAAGGCCATTATCATTTTACCCATGATAAAAAATGTCCAAGCTTTAATGTTGATGATTGGGCGGTAACTGAATGTGATTGGATAAAAGGAACAAGTTTACCTAATGATAAACCAGAACCAAAACCATAGTGAATTTATTAAACATGAAGCATGTCCAAATTGTAGAGATAAAGGTTTCGATAGCAAGGGAGATAACCTAGCTAGATACTCCGACAATCATGCTTGGTGTTTTAGATGTTCTTATAGAGAAGCACCATCAGAAATAAAGTTTGAAATATTATCAAAGAATAAACCGACATTAAATATGATAGAAGGAGAATTTAAAAATTTAAACAAGCGTGGTATTTCATTAGATACCTGTAGATTTTTTGATTATCAAGTTGGAACATATAAAAATCAAACAGTACATATAGCACCATACTACGATGATAATTTTAATTTAGTAGCACAGCATTTAAGATTTCCTAATAAAGAATTTATTTGGTTAGGGGACACTAATAAAATTTCTTTGTTTGGTAAAAATAAGTGGAAGGAAAAACAAAAGTATATTGTTATTACTGAGGGAGAGATTGATTGTTTGTCTATATCTCAAATTCAAAAAAATAAATGGCCAGTTGTATCTGTACCTAGTGGTGCAAAGTCAGCTAGAAAATATATAAAAAAATCTTTAAGTTATTTAGAAACATTTGAAAATATTATTTTTATGTTTGATAATGACCAAGCCGGTCAAGAAGCTTCTGTAGAATGTGCAGAATTATTTTCACATAACAAAGCAAAAATTGCAAAACTTCCACTAAAAGATGCTAATGAGATGTTGTTAAATAATAAAGAGACTGAAATTATACAACACATCTTTAATGCAAAATCTTATTTACCAGAAGGAATTATATCTGGTTCCGATACATTAGATTTAATTTTAAATAGAGATAAACCTATTTCAATTCCATATCCTTGGAATGGTCTTAATAAAAAGATTAAAGGTATTAGAAAGGGCGAGATACTTTTATTTACAGCCGGAAGTGGTACAGGAAAATCACAGGTATGCCGTGAGATTGCTTACCATTTAATTAAAGAAAATAAAAAAGTTGGTTACATAGCTTTAGAGGAAAATACTGAAAGAACTATTTTAGGTTTAATTGGAATAGATATAAATAAAAGAGTTTATGATGAAGAAGTATTTAAACTGGTTGATGATGAAACAATAAAAAATTCTTGGAAAAAAATAATAGATGGTAAAACTTATTTTCAAGACAAGTTTGGTAGTAGTGATTGTGATTATATTCTACAGAAAATTAGATATTTAGTTAAAGGTAAGGACTGTGAGTTTATTATTTTAGACCATATTAATATGGTTGTAAGTGGATTAGATGGAGATGAAAGACGTTTAATAGATTATCTGATGACTAAATTAAGAACATTAGTTGAAGAGTTAAAGTTTGGTCTTATTATTGTTTGTCATTTAAAAAGAATAGAAGGTAACAAAGGCCATGAGGAAGGAGCATTGACATCGTTAAGTCATTTACGAGGTTCACATGCTTTAGCACAACTTAGTGATATTGTTGTAGGTTTTGAAAGAAACCAACAATCTATAAATAAACAAGATGTAATGTCAGTTAGAGTTTTAAAGAACAGATATACAGGAGATACAGGTTTAGCTTGTGTACTTAATTACGATAAAATTTCTGGTAGATTAAGTGAAGGAAGTTTTAATGAACAAGATTTTGCAACAGCACATTAATTCATTTCTACATGAGTATTTAGAATATGATGAAAAATTTGAACAGCTAGATGATAATGAAAAAATTTATGTATTCTCTATTCTTAATAGATTACTACTTTCATTTCATTTAGTTTTAAAAAATCCATCCGTAAGTTCAATACTGTTTGTAACAACAACATCATCTAAAAAAATATTAGACGACATACTAAAAAAGGTTGGGTATTTTTTACCCCAAGTTAACAACATAAAGGTAATAGTGTTACAATAATGAAACTTATATTTGACATAGAAACAAATGGGTTCTTATCAGATGTAACTAAAATCCATTGTATTGCAATTAAAGATATAGAAACAAATAAAATCTATTCTTTTAAATTTGATGAAATAGATA